AGAAGCCCTTAACAACTTAAAGGTATGACAACCTACCTAGCTAAAATCACTATAGACACCTCACCAGAGAAGGTGGAACATGCCCAGCACGTTATTAACAACTGGACACGGTTTAATCCGTTGGAGATAGAAGTTATAGAGAAACTATGAAAATATTTGAACTACTAGTAGCTATCTTCTTCCATATAGCAGTCCCTCACCCACTCCTAAAGCTGTTTCTACTGGCTTTAGTGATCACCTTATTCACTTATTAAAATCCCCGCCAGATTATGACGGGGGTGCACGACTAGTAAGCCGCACGATCCTATGGTAGCAGGATTCTGTAGATATTAGATCACCTCACTTATGTTTGTACATCTAATGAAAGTATATCACATGCTATACTAAATTGTAGTTCTTTAAAGGAGAAGCAAAATGACTAAGATACAGAAGTGTCAAATCATCAAGGTTCTGGATAAGCAGAACAGAGCTGACTTCGATGCACTTGAATCCTTAACTCCTGACACTATCGACAGGACTAAGACTAGAGAGCAACGATTCCAAGAATGGCGAGATTACCTTAGATCGCTAAGGAGAATATAATGGATATTTGTCATCATTGTGGGCAGGAAATATTACCTCCTACTCACCATAGGCGTGATATAGACTTCGTGCAAGCATCCTCAAAAGAGGATAAAGCGTTCTTTAAAGTCCGTATCACATTACATTTTCACCACACATGCTACAGTGCATGGTTCCAGCGTCAGGACTTAACGCTTCTGACATAAAAATAGGGCAGTAGTTATTACTGCCCTTTTAATTAATGCTCACTAAGGAACTCCTCGATTGCGTACATATTGTGTGACCCACAGATATGAGGTATTGGTATACCACCCATTCCTGTTGGTACTAACCCCACAGTAGTTATTATTCCGACTAAGAAATACATATCTGCTATCTCTGCAAAGATACCTCCACCAGAATCCCCATAAATACAAGGGCTTGATGTGGTCATGAATCCCGTGTCAGCGTCATAAGTAGACACTACACCCTCAGCAGGGTAAGGTCGCTTACTCATCCCAGCTCCAATCTTAATGACTGGATAAAAGATGGGCATATCAGTAGACACCTTAATTCGAGCTATGTACTCATGCTTTCGCTTAACAAACAATGTCGCTAAATCGTAAGTGTCAGACATATGAACAATAGATGCTGGAAACTTCTTCTCTGATGGAAAGAATTTAACAAATAACTGTCCAACCTTTGCTTTCTTAACTACGTGTCGAGCTGTTAGTATTACGCTACCTTCTTTTGTTGATGAGATAACGACTCCACTTCCTGACCCCTTACCTGCTGATATAAATACAACAGAATTGAGGGCTTGGTACTTCTTTTCTAGGTTCATCTCGTGACCCTCCGTTTTTGAAGAAAAAATGATACACGCCATTAGAGCTAATAGTAAAGCTACGGCGAATCCGATTAGAGCGCAAATAAACGCTATTACTTTCATAAGAACACCTCCTTACACATTATACCACCTGGAGATGGTATACTTGCCCAGTATCACTAACCGCAGGTCGATTGGTGGCATAGAAAGCACCCACTGATAAGGAGGGTGCTTTTGCGTAGAGCTAGTGAATACTAACCCCAGCATGGGGAAAACCCAATAATCTACCACATGAAGGTGGTATAATCCAGTTAATGTCAAATGTTATAATACTAGAGGAACGTACATCACAACTAAAAGGAGTGTTCTTATGAACTACATCATTAGTACCATCCAGTATAGTGCGTTAGTTAATAGGACATTGCTACGTAATATACTGTTATTTGCAGACAATCACGATGTTGAGAAAATCTATCTCTTCGTTATGCCTGGCAAAACCATTCACGAAGAAGGTATTGCTAATATCCTACTGGACAATGACAAGATAGAACTCTTGTATCTAGGTGTTCTAGGTAAGAAGTTAAACGCTAACCTTAAACTCCACGATCATAAGATTCTCGCATCTATGATAAATCCTCTAACCGGACAAAATATGAAGCTCAGTCGTGACTTCAGCTATATCCTTCCAAGTCCAAAGATTCGCTTTGACTCCGTTGCTAATACAAGTACCCACCCTCGCTTCCTAGCGACTACTGGCGCACTAACTCATGGCAACTACAAAGATGGATCAAATGGTTCAAGTAATACTGCTCAAGGAAGAAAAGCAGCACTTGAACATGAATACGGGTTTACATTTGTTGAAGTATTAAACAATCGTAGATTCAACAGCTATCCGATAGCTGCTGGTAAGAATGGTAATTTTAACCATCTAAGAGAGTTTTACAAAAACGGTAAGGTCTATGACCAACAACCTGAAGCGTTAGTCCTCGGTGACTGGCATACAGGAGATACCTGCCCTAAGACTCGCAAGAAGACGATTACCATGATTGAGGAACTTAAACCTAAGAGAGTTTTTTTTCACGATCTTTTCAACGCTCATTCAATCAACCATCATGAACGAAGTAACCATCTCAGTAAAGCCCGACTGTGGCAAGAAAAGATGCACGTGTTACAGGAAGAGGTTGAGATATGTCTGAAGGAGTTGAATTTCTTTGCTAAGAAGTTTCCTGATATAGAGTTTCTCGTAGTTGAATCTAACCACGATTTGTTTATGGCGAGATACATAGGTATCGAAAACTTCCTTGAAGATGGACAAAACTCAGTCTTCTCCTGCAAGCTGTTTGCAGACATGTCTGAGAATCCTGAAGCAGTATGTCTAGAACTTGCCATGCGTTTAGTTGGAAACATTGCTAAAAATGTGAAGTTCCTTGACGCTGACGACGACTACAGAATACGTGGTGTCGGATTGGGTCTACATGGACATAAGGGAGTTAATGGAGCTAGAGGTTCCTCTCGTTCCTATTCTAACTACAATCTTAGACTCATTACAGGTCACGAACATAGCCCTAAGATACATCCTAAAGGAATGGTTGTAGGCACTAGCACACATCTATCTTTAGGTTACACCAAAGGCTCACCTGGCTCATGGCTTAATGCCCACGGACTACTTTACAGTAGCGGTAAATACACACTTCTCACTCTTATTAAATAGAGTTACACACAGCCTTCTCTCCGGGGGCTGTTTTCTTATGTTAGGATGGGGTTATGAAATATTTATCACTCTTCTCCGGCATAGGAGGATTTGAATTAGGAATAACAGAGGCTTATGCTCAAGAATACGGCTATGTAGTCTCGGACGGGGGCTATTATCATGTAAAAGGAACAGAAATTTATGTGGATTCAACTACGAGAAGTAAGGAGCGAAGAGGGCAAGAAGATACGGAGAGAGACGAAGGACAGGGACTTCAGCCCTCGGAGGGGGAAGGTTCTACAACCTCGACCAGACAACTTAGCGAATACGTTGGGGACCAGTCTAACAAAAGACAACTTACTTGCGTGGGTTACTCCGAAATCGACAAGTACGCAACAAGCATTTATCAAAGACACTTCCCTAACCACAAAAACTATGGAGACATTACACAAATTGACGAAACAAGCCTACCCGATTTTGACCTCATTGTTGGGGGATTTCCTTGCCAAGCCTTCTCAATCGCTGGCAAACGAGGTGGTTTCGAGGATACAAGAGGTACGATGTTCTTTGAAATCGCTAGGATTGCTCGGGAAAAGCAACCACGCCTTCTGCTCCTTGAGAACGTCAAAGGGCTTTTATCTCACGACAAAGGAAATACGTTCACTACCATCATCTCCACGCTTGATGAGCTGGGGTATGACTGTCAATGGCAAGTGCTTAACAGCAAAAATCACGGAGTCCCACAGAACAGGGAGAGAGTGTTCATTATCGGACATCTTAGAGGAACACCCCGACCCGAAGTATTTCCTTTCGGAGAAACAGACGGAGAAGATACTAGGAACGCAGGGGAAGATTTGTCGTACTGCTTAGATGCTAACTACCACAAAGGCACGAATACTTTAGAGAAAGGTAGGAGGCAGTTAATACACCAACTCAACCAACCAACCCACTCAAACGACAGAGTCTACGGAACAGAAGGAGT